GCCTCGAAGAAGCTGGCCATCTTTGATGCGTTCGAAATCCTGTCGAGGATAGAGGCCGAGAAAGCAGTAATGAGTGAAGAGCATGGCAAAGACAAGAAGTCAGACACAGGAAACCAAGGGTTCGCGGAGAGAAGGTCAAAGTAGCCTGTATCATGTCCTGTCCGGGGTGGTTCCTAAGAACATCCTCGAGAACAGGAATACCGGGAAGTCTTGGGATTACGGGTACGACGAGCACTATGACATCATCGTCATCTCCAAGACGGGGATGATTGGAGACATCGTTTCCATTCAGGGGCTGAAGATTGCATTGCCGGCAATGACCGGAATGGAGTATCTTCAAAGTTACCCGGAAACGGCCAAGCAGAAGTGGGAACGACACGAATTGCCCAAGGCTCTCGCCAAGATACCATCGATTTTCAAGTGGAACGAGATGCCCAAGGACTTCCGGGATTCTTGGGTCGACTACATCGAGAACGAGTTCGACAGGCGCGAACAGGGGCTGTGGTTTGCGAACAACGGGAAGCCGACCTACATCACCGGCTCGCACTACATGTACCTCCAGTGGTCGAAGATTGACATCGGCTACCCTGACTTCCGGGAGGCAAACCGGATTTTCTTCATCTTCTGGGAGGCATGCAAGGCCGACCCCCGGTGCTTCGGGATGTGCTACCTGAAGATTCGTCGTTCCGGATTCTCGTTCATGTCTTCATCAGAAGGGGTGAACACGGCCACGCTGGCCCGTGATGCCCGGGTTGGAATCCTGTCCAAGACCGGTGTCGACGCAAAGAAGATGTTCACGGACAAGGTGGTCCCAATCAACAGCAACCTTCCGTTCTTCTTCAAACCTGTGCAGGACGGGATGGACAAGCCGAAGACAGAGCTTGCATACCGGGTCCCGGCTTCGAAAATCACCAAGAAAAACCTCAGCTCGTTCAACACGTCCATCATGGATGGCCTCGACACGACAATCGACTGGAGGAACACCGAGGACAACTCATACGACGGCGAGAAACTGCTCCTGCTCCTGCACGACGAGAGCGGGAAGTGGGTCAAGCCCGTGAACATCCTGAACAACTGGCGTGTCACCAAGACCTGTCTCAGGCTTGGTTCCAGAATCATTGGAAAGTGCATGATGGGCTCAACGTCGAACGCACTCGACAAGGGCGGCTCCAACTTCAAGAGCCTGTACATGGACTCAGATATCACGAAGAGGGATGCGAACGGGCGCACAAAGAGCGGCCTGTATTCGCTGTTCATTCCCATGGAGTGGAACTTTGAGGGATTCATCGACATGTACGGGATGCCTGTGCTCCGGAAGCCTGAGAAGAAGACATACGGACCCGACGGGGCCCTCATCAAGAATGGGGCAATCGACTACTGGGAGGCGGAGGTCGACTCGATGAAGAACGACGCAGATGCGCTGAATGAATTCTACCGCCAGTATCCCCGGTCTGAGAGCCACGCCTTTAGGGATGAGAGTAAGTCTGCGCTGTTCAACCTGACCAAAATCTACCAGCAGATTGACTACAACGACTCGCTCATCGAGGCCCACCACATCACCCGCGGGACATTCAGCTGGAAGGATGGAATCAAGGACTCCAAGGTGGTGTTCAACCCGGACCCACGGGGAAGGTTCTATTTGGCATGGATGCCACCACGGGAGATGCAGAACAGGGTTTACGAGAGGAGCGGGATGAAGCACCCGGGGAACGAGCACATCGGGGCGTTCGGGTGCGACTCCTATGACATCTCTGGTGTCGTTGATGGGCGTGGGTCGAACGGGGCCCTGCATGGCCTCACGAAGTTCCACATGGACGACAAGGCCCCGACAAACCAGTTCTTCTTGGAGTACATCGCAAGGCCGCAGACCGCGGAGATATTCTTCGAAGAGGTCTTGATGGCGTGTGTTTTTTACGGGATGCCAATCTTGATTGAGAACAACAAGCCGAGGCTGCTGTATCACTTCAAGAACCGCGGCTACCGAGGATTCTGCCTGAACAGGCCGGACAAGGAGAAGCACAAGCTGTCCAAGACAGAGCTGGAGCTGGGTGGCATCCCCAACTCATCAGAGGACGTGAAGCAGGCGCACGCCGCAGCAATCGAGTCTTACATCGAGAAGTACGTCGGGTTCGATTTGGAGGGCCGGTTCCGGGACCCCGACCTAATCGGGACGATGCCGTTCCACCGGACGCTCGAGAACTGGGCCAAGTTCGACATCAACAACAGGACCGCGTTCGACGCATCCATCAGCTCCGGGCTTGCAATTATGGCAAACCAGAAGCATCTGTATCAGCCGGAAAGAACACAATCCAAAATATCCGTTAAATTTGCTACCTACAACAACAGCAGCACCATAAGCCGCCTGAATAAATGAAGAAGGATATCAAGGTGGAGGTCCAGCCCGCCGCATTCCCGGACCAGTTCGTTTCCGACAGCAAGAAAGAAACGCCTGAATTCGGGCTGAGGATAGGGCAGGCCATACAATATGAGTGGTTCCGTCGTGACGGGAATCATGGTCGATTCTACTCACAATGGAATGAATTCCACAAGCTGCGGATGTATGCCCGTGGTGAGCAGTCCGTGCAGAAGTACAAGGACGAGATTGCCATCAACGGGGACCTTTCCCACCTGAACCTCGACTGGACACCAGTCCCCATCATCCCGAAGTTCGTCGACATCGTCGTGAACGGGATGTCAGACCGCCTATTCAAGGTCAAGGCTTATGCTCAGGATGCCATGTCGCAGACCCGCCGGTCCCAGTTTCAGGACATGCTTGAGGGGCAGATGGTCGCGAAGCCGTTCCTAGAAACGATTCAGAAGCAGTCCGGGGTCAATCCGTTCGTGATGGACCCGGAGGAACTGCCAGAGACTGACGAGGAGCTGTCGCTGTACATGCAGCTCAAGTACAAGCCGGCCATCGAGATTGCAGAGGAAGAGGCCATCAACACCATCCTTGACGAGAACAACTACCACTACGTCCGACAGCAGTGCGACTACGACATGACCGTCTTGGGTGTTGGTGTCGCAAAGCACGAGTTCTTGCGTGGGGCTGGTGTGAAAATCAGCTACGTCGACCCGGCGAACTGGATTTACAGCTACACGGAGGACCCGTACTTCAGGGACTGCTTCTATTTCGGAGAGATTAAGACGGTTCCGACCACGGAAATCATCAAAATCAACCCGGACATCACAGAGGACGAGCTCGAGGAGATTGCGAAGTGCGGGCAGAGCTGGTACGACACATACAATACCCCGGCCCTGTACGAGAATTCCCTGTTCAGCAGGGACTCGTGCACGCTGCTGTACTTCAACTACAAGACCACGAAGAAGGTCGTCTACAAAAAGAAACTGCTGGAGAACGGGAATGCCCGGGTAATCGAGAAGGACGACACGTTCAATCCTCCAATGGAGATGATGGACGACGGCCAGTTCACCAAAATCGAGAAGACAATCGATGTCTGGTATGAAGGCGTGATGGTCATGGGCACGAACTATCTGCTCAAGTGGCAGATGGCCGAGAACATGGTGCGCCCCAAGTCGGCATCCCAGCATGCAATCCCGAACTACGTGGCGTGCGCCCCGAGGATGTACAAGGGGAACATCGAGTCCCTTGTCCGCAGGATGATACCATTTGCGGACCTCATCCAGCTTACGCACTTGAAGCTGCAGCAAGTCATTTCCAGAGTGGTCCCAGATGGCGTTTTCATCGACGCTGACGGCATCAACGAGGTTGACCTTGGCACTGGGGAGGCTTACAACCCAGAGGACGCTCTGAGGCTCTATTTCCAGACTGGTAGCGTAATTGGCCGCTCGTACACTCAGGACGGTGAATTCAACAACGCACGCATCCCGATTCAGGAGCTCACATCGAACAGCGGGGCATCAAAGACACAGATGCTCATCACCAACTACAACCACTACCTCGACATGCTCAGGTCTGTGACCGGCCTGAATGAGGCGAGAGACGGCTCTGACCCGGACCCGAACTCCCTTGTCGGTGTGCAGAAGTTGGCGGCATTGAACTCGAACACGGCCACACGCCACATCCTTGAGGCCGGCCTGTACATTTTCAAGACAATCGCGGAGGCGTTGACCTACCGGGTGGCGGATATCCTGCAGTATGCTGACTTCAAGGACGACTTCGCAAACAAGATTGGGAAGTACAACGTCGGAATCCTGAATGAAATCAAGGACCTGTACATCTACGACTTTGGTATCTTCATTGAAATCTCACCGGATGAAGAGCAGAAGCAGCAACTTGAGAACAACATCTCAATCGCCTTGCAGAAGGGAGACATCAACCTCGAGGACGCAATCGATATCCGGGAGCTCAGGAACATCAAGCTGGCGAATCAGCTTCTCAAGCTCAAGCGGGTCAAGAAGATGGAACGCGAGGAGAAGATGGAGATGCAAAAGCAGGCCATGGTGTCCCAGCAGCAGCTCAAGTCCCAAGAGATGGCATCGCAGCTTTCGCTACAGAAGATTCAGATGGAGACTCAAAAAGCCATACAAATAAAGCAGGCCGAGATTGCATTTGAAATCGAGAAGCTCAGGGAAGAGGCGAACCTGAAGAAGCTGTTGATGGCCGAGGAGTTCAAATACACGCAGCAGATTTCCGCGATGACCAATGACAATCTTTCAAAGCGCGAGCGCGAACGTGAGATTGAGAAATCAAAGCGAATCAGCCAGCAGAACACCCAACAGAGCAACCTTATCAACCAGAGGAAGCTGAATTTACCACCCCTGAATTTCGAATCCAACGAGGACTCGCTGGACGGATTCGGCATGGAGGAATTCAACCCAAGATGACATTTGAAAAATTTTCACTAAAATTGCAATGTAATGGAATTTACGGTAAGAGAAATACCTAGCGTAGGCGAAACCAAGAGCCTTCCTCAGCGTGAAGCGGAAATCATTGCCGCTGCAACAGAGGAGCCAACTCAGGGCGCACAGGTCGAGTCGGCATCCGCCGAGCCGGCTGATGATGGTCTGGACGAGGGAAAGGTCTTGTCATACCTGAGCAAGAGGTACAACAAGGAAATCAAGTCGTTCGACGAGCTTTCTCGCGAGCGTGAGGAATCCGAGCCGCTTCCAGAGGATGTGTCTGCATTCCTGACGTTCAAGAAAGAAACCGGACGCGGGATTCAAGACTTCATCAAACTTCAGGCGGACTATGAGTCCATGGACCCCGATGCCATGTTGAAGAGCTATCTCCGGGAGACCGAGGAAGGCCTTGACGACGACGACATCGATGCCATGATGGACGATTACTCGTATGACGAGGAGCTCGACGACGAAACCACCGTGAAGAAGGCCAAACTGGCCAAAAAGAAAATGATTGCCAAGGCGAAGTCCTACTTCGCTGAGCAGAAGGAAAAGTACAAAGTCCCGCTTGAGTCAAGCCGGGCTTCCATTCCAGATGCTGAGCGTGAGGAGTACGAGTCCTACAAGCAATACATGCAGCAGTCAAAAACGCTCCAAGAGGAGCAAGAGCGCAAGCGTCAATGGTTCTCCAAGAAAACCGACGAGTTGTTCAGTCAGGAATTCAAAGGTTTTGAGTTCAATGTGAAGGACAAGAAAATTGTGTTCTCGCCCGGTACTTCATCCGAGCTGAAGTCTCTTCAGTCGAATCCGTCCAATTTCATCTCAAAGTATTTGGATGAGAGCGGACTGATTAAGGATGCAGCCGGATATCACAAGGCGTTATCTGTTGCGATGAACCCTGAAAAATTCGCCCAGTTCTTTTATGAGCAGGGAATGGCCGATGCTGCTGATGGCCTTGACCGAAAAATCAAGAACATCAACATGTCTGAGCGTCAGACCCCTCAATTCATCAACAAGGGCGGGGTTCAAATCCGGGAAGTCAATCCGTCCCACGGGAGAGGGTTGAAAATCCGGAGCGCAAAAAAAGTGTGACATTAACCGAGAACAACTACAATGGCAGTATTAGGAACTCCTACTTATCAGCTTCAGCCGAGTGCTGAGCAGATTCCACTTTCGACGAACTACCTTGACCCGAACAACGACTTCGACTTCTTCCAGAAGTATCTCCCCGATACCTATGAGAAGGAATTCGAGCGTTACGGGAATCGCAGCGTTTCGTCTTTCCTCCGCATGGTCGGAGCTGAATTGCCGTCAGTCTCTGACGCTATTCGCTGGGCAGAGCAGGGTCGTCTGCACATCAAGTACAATGACGTGACGGCTGACACCGTGGCTCCAACAGACACGGCTTCTTTCACAATCAACGGCTTGACATCGACCATGGCAATCCGCCCGGGCCAGACTGTCCTCATCTCCCAGAACACGACAGGAGAAGGCAACCACGCCCTTGTGACAGCTGTTGACACGGCATTGGGTACATTCGATGTCGCATACTACGAAGCTGGTGGTCAGGCATTTGCCCAAGGAGACACTGTGTCCGTGTTCATTTACGGCTCCGAATTCCTCAAAGGCACTGGCGGAATGACCGGCTCCCTCGAGGCTGAATCTGAGGTGTTTTACAACACACCAATCATCCTGAAGGACAAGTACGCTGTCAACGGCTCCGACATGGCCCAAATCGGCTGGATTGAAGTCACCACCGAGAACGGCGCAAGCGGTTACCTGTGGTACTTGAAGTCCGAGCACGAGACCCGTCTCCGCTTTGACGATTACTTGGAAACCGCCATGCTCGAGGCTGTTCCAGCCGAACCCGGCTCCGGTGTTATCGCCAACACTTCTTTTGGAAACAAGGGAACTGAAGGTGTCTTCTATGTGGTGAACGACCGCGGCAACGTGTGGGGTGCTGGTAACCCGACGACGCTGGCCGACTTCGACACCATCGTCACACGTCTCGACCGCCAAGGCGCAATCGAGGAGAACGCAATCTTCGTGAACCGCGACTTCTCCTTCGACATCGATGACATGCTGGCTGAGTTGAACGGCTTCAATACCGGTGGTGGTGCGTCAAACGCAGCTTCCTTCGGTTTGTTCGACAACGACACCCAGATGGCGTTGAATCTTGGCTTCAGCGGTTTCCGCCGTGGCTACGACTTCTACAAGTCTGAGTGGAAGTACCTGAACGACCCGACCATGCGTGGCGCGATGCCTGCCGCTGGTGCTGGTTCCACCACAGCCAACACCATCACTGGTCTGTTGGTCCCGGCTGGCTCCACCACCGTGTACGACCAGATTCTTGGCAAGAACGCCAAGCGTCCGTTCCTGCACGTCCGCTACCGCGCTTCTGAGACCGAAAATCGCCGTTACAAGACGTGGATTACCGGCTCTGCTGGCGGTGCAAAGACAAGCGACCTCGACGCGATGGAAATCCACTTCCTCTCCGAGCGTTGCGTGTGCACCTTGGGCGCGAACAACTTCTTCCTCTTCCGCTACGGCGCATGATGACGGAGTGATTAAGTGAACAAAGGGAGGTAACTTCAAGGTTACCTCCCATTTTT